GTAATTATATCAAAATAATATTAAAATAATATTAAAATGTTCATACAATCAATTTAATTGTCAGTACATATAAATACATTCACTTAAATTAATATTACTAAAATATACGCTTATTTGCTTGATTTTAAGCGTAATTTTTTATATAATGACAACTTAAAAGGATCTGGCACTATTTTTGAATAAGTTGAAGGCTTCTCTAAGCTTTTAACTAAATACCTTGTAAACTCAAAAGGCATTGACTTACCTATGGCTTTATCTTTCTTAGTAGCAGATAACCCTTTAAAACTAAACTCATCAGGAAAACCTTGTATTCTAGCCTTTTCTCTAACAGTTAACGGATACTTCTTATCCCAGTGATACCAAGTACCACCTCCTGTTATGGCAGTTGAGTACTCCTTCTTAGCTATCTTTCTGTTGATACGATGTTTAATAGTACCATCAGAAGCAACATAACTAAGTTTTCCATCTTTCTTCAGCATCTCAAAAGTCTCATCTAAAGTTAGTCTCTCTTTAGTTATAGAATTCTTGTATAGGGGCTTAAATATGTGAACATGGTCTATCTCAGGGATATCAGTAGCTGGGAGATCAGCTATCACTTTTTCTACAGTGTTACTGTGTTTCTGCTCATGTGGGGTAAACTCCCAGTCTATATCATCACGTATCAACATTACCCATAGCCTATCCCTAGTTTTCTGGGTATTACCATAGTACCAATTAGGAACCCATTCTAGTTGATATTTATAACCATTGACCTGAGGCATCTCATCAATATAGTCAAGTTTAGACTCAATGAAGGCAAACTTAGGTTTTATCTTTTGTATATAATAACCTAAGTCTACACATATATCTCCACTATAATCTTGCTTACGAGAAAGTTGACTGAACTTTGAGCAACTAGGTTGAGATACTATAACGTCTATATCAACCCCTTTGATAGCTTCTTCCATTTCATCTAATGTAGCATATAACACAGAACTTGGGAAATTCATAAAGAAGTTATCTTTATTTATAATACCTCTACTATCATAGTTACCTATGACTTGGTGCCCTTCCTCTTGGAAAGGGTACAACATACTACCGATATTGGCTTCTATACCTAGCACATTCATTTTATTAGTCCTTTCTTGTATATAGCCACATCCTGCTGGAAACAATGCAAACTGGTGGCAACAAAATGAAGAGTCCCTAATTTAACATTTAGTTTAGCTTCATCTCTTACCCACAGTGCAAGCTTATTAGCAAAATATAGGTCGTTATGTAAGTGTCTCATAGCATCACAACTTCTCATAGTATACATAATATCAAGCTTCCCATTACGTACTATAAAATGCCAACCTAAAGAACATGGTACCCTTTCTCCTTTTAAAGCAGCAGTAACATCCTCGTGCATAAACATAGGCATATAAGCCTGTCTAGTATCAGGCTCATGAGCAAGTAGATCAACTAAGGTGTTTAAATCTCCTACATCAAACCTAATTCCTTTATATAGCGGCTTAGGCCATAATCTCTCACTATATGTATGACTAAAGATTTTGTCGTTACTCTTATAGTCATCTGTGGTACTAGCCCACATAATGTGACTAGGGTCGGGATTAGTTGGATACCCTTGAGTTCTCTCTTTAAAGTGGATATTGGCCCAAGGTTGTTTAGCATTAACAGCATCTGATATTTCCTTAGGATCTTCTAACATTTGTATCTTTTCTGATATGTGCAATATCTCCACCATAGCGGGGGGCTCAGTAGTACCTTGCCATCTGGTAGTTCTTACAACTGAGCCCTCATTAACCAGTTTATCTCTAAGCTTTTTAACTATTTGCTTCATTTTTCATCTCCTCTATCAGTGTAGCATACCCTGCTAGGTCATGCCAACTGTCTGTATAGTTGGGTGCACCTACTCCTCTAACTAATTTTAGAACCAAGTCCCCTATAGCAATTTTATCCACTGGGTTCATGTCCTCACCATTAACTATATAGTGGTGAGAATTTAACACAGACATAACTGCATCTCTAGTTCTACATACATCCTCATACTTACCATACACACTTCCTCTCTGTTTTAGTGTGTCTGCAACTGTTCCTTCGTTATTTCCCATACTCATCTTATTTTCCTTTTCTCATAGCAGCTAATCTTGCAGCAAGTCCACCTTGCACCGCCTTTTCTATTACTTCATCTTTTACCTGAGGTCCTAGCTCATCTCTTGATTGAGCTCTAGTCTTTCTTGCACCTGGTATAGGTGGTAAGCTATATCCAGTAAAACCTAAGTGTGCCTGTTGTACTAAATGGAATAAGTCAGACTCTTCCTTAGTTAAAGGTTTCTTTCTAGATTTAGCCTTCTGCCAAATTGAAGCAGTATACTTAACTCCATAAGTATCTATGTTCTCTTTTACCTGTTCTTCTGAAATCATCTCAGCCTCCATAAATGTCCATAACTTTATAGTCATGTCTTCTTGTAATTGGTGCATATTAACCAACTGCATATTTAGTTGTGCCATTAGTGCATAGTCACCATAATCACATTTTTGCTTATACATACTAAGTATAACATCCTTCATCTCATCTTCTGACATATCAGTAGTTATTGCCTTCTCCGCACCTTTCTTTCCAACTCTATATAGTCCAGGAACATTGTCTGAACTGTCTCCAGTTAGTACCTGTCTATATTGGTTGGCTCTTGCCTCACCTTCATTAACCTCTACCCATTTCATTCCTATGTTATAATGGGGAGAGTCATAGTAATTCCAATGCTTTCCAGGAGTATTCAATATGACGTCCTTATCTACCGCACATAGGATAGCTTGGTCCATATGTTGCTTCTTTTTAAGGACCACTATGTCATCTGCTTCAAAGTTATAATAGATTATCCCTTTATACTCTTTGCACAGCATAGTCTTTAAATCTTGTAAGCCAGCGGGAGACTTTTTCTTAGTTCTTTTGAATTTGTAATGTCTCTCAACAGTATCAGGAAAGAACTCCTTAAGTAAGTGATACCTAAAGCTATCTTTACCACCTGTAAAATATAGTCTTACATTTTCTTCCTTACCTCCTATTCTATCAAGAATTAGTTTGATCTTACCTTTAGCATGCTCTAAAGCCTCATTAAGATTGATACCCATATAGGTTTGAGTATCATCATCCCAATGTAACTTTAGTTTATCTTCTGGCATTACCTCACCAATAATCTCAGCCTCATATTGACAAACAGAACAGCTAGCAAATGCAATGGTGTCTGCATCCACTATTAGTAATTTGTCATGCTTATCAGGCAACACATTTCCTGCCTCATCTATATCTATCTCTACCATTTCCATAGGTTCCATCAACTTGCTCCTCCATAATTCTTACTAATGCCTACTTCTATAGGCATAGGGATATCTTTTACTTTAATCATAGGAAGCTTACAGTATTCTTCCCAAGCCTTAGCACAACTCTTCAATAGTAGATCTTCCCAGTAACCCGCCTCACTTTCTAGGCACTCAACCGTAATACTATCGTGAACAAAGTTAGCTATTGGCAATGTATCCTTACCGTGCATCTTCCATAAGTAATGTATCCATAGTTTTGCAAGCTCAGCAACAGCACCTTGAATAGGTATATTAAGGGCATCAGTATATAGATCAGGCTTAACCCATCTTCCTAATGGTGTACTAACTAAATACTGTTCTCCTTTATCCTTAGCCGAAAAGAACTCCCTAGTAATCCTACTAATTGTGTCTCTGATGCCTGGGTAGGTATTCATCCAATTAGTTCTCCTAGTCTCAGCCTCTTCTTCTGTTAATACTATATCATAGTTGTCAAATGCGTATTGCATAAACTTATTAGCCTTCATTCCGTATAACAAACCAAAATTTTCTGCCTTTGCTTTTTTCCTTTGGTCCGATGTTACCTCCTCTACATCACATCCTAATGTCTTAGATGCTGTTAGTTTGTGGATATCTATGCTATTCTTAAAAGCGTATAACATATTATCATCTACATATATTGCAGCAGCTAATCTAAGTTCTGCTGTAGGAAGGTCAGCACCAACTAGAACCATTGGCTCATCTTCTCTGTACCCAAATACATGCTTCAACTTTCTTGGTAATTGTTGTAAGTTTGCAGCTCCTTCTCTATCTCCTCCCTTACAAGACCATCTACCTGTTCTGGTACCATATGGATTATAATGAGCATATACCTTATCTCTATTATAAGTATCTAAGAAGTTAAGGGTTTTAATTACTCCTCTTTTATCAATTATACCCCTAGAATATGGGCAACCATCAGCAATGCGATGCAATAGGTAACTGGCATCACTCTCTGATACTCCTCCCTCAATCTTCCATCTCTTTGTCATCTCAGGAACGGTCATTCCTTTATCCCATCCATTATCTGCCCAAGTAAGTAATGCCCTTACCTGCTGATAACTATTGACATTAAGTC